CGATTGAGAATCAGGAGCCGTTGGCAGCATGGGGCTGATAGATACCCTCCGCACCTGGGTCAACGGTCCGCAGCCCGCCCGCTCGTGGGGCTATGACCTCGACTACGCCAACCTGGTTCAGGGCTACCCCTACCCGCTGACGAACCTCAACCTCACCCTGCCCGGTGGCAAGGAAGAGGAGATCGAGAACAACTTCGACTCCTACGCCCTGCGCGGGTACAAGTCGAACAGCGTCATCTTCGCCTGCATGGCGACCCGGATGCTCCTGTTCTCCGAGGCGCGGTTCCAGTACCAGCGCATGGTCAAGGGTCGCCCCGGCGACCTGTTCGGGGACGCCAGCCTCGACATCCTCGAGCACCCCTGGCCGAACGGCGTGACCGGCGACCTCCTGACGCGGGCCATCACCGACGTCGACCTGGCCGGCAACTTCTACGCCACTCGGCGGCGAGTCAACGGGGTCGATCGCATCGTCCGAATGCGCCCCGATTGGGTGACGATGGTGTTCGGCTCGAATGATCCCGACGTCACCGCCCGTGACCTGGACGCCGAGTTCCTCGGCATCATCTACTACCCCGGCGGCGAGAACAGCGGCGCGGAGGCCGAGTATCTGCAGCGCAGCCAGGTCGTCCACTTCGCCCTGTTCCCCGATCCGCAGGCCGTCCAGCGCGGCATGTCGTGGCTGACGCCGGTCGTGCGCGAGGTCATGGCCGACTCGGCCGCCACCGCCCACAAGCTCAAGTTCTTCGAGAACGGCGCCACGCCCCAGATGATCGTCAAGCGCCCGGACGCGCCCTCCAAGGAAGCGTTCAAGGAATGGCGAGAGATCATCGAGATGGGCCACGCTGGCGCCGCCAACGCCTACCGGACGCTGTACCTCACCGCCGGCGCCGATGCCACGGTGGTCGGCAAGGATCTTCAGCAGATCGAGTTCAAGGCCACGCAGGGTGCGGGTGAGACGCGCATTGCCGCGGCGGCCCGAGTCCACCCAGCGGTCGTCGGTCTGTCGGAAGGGATGCAGGGCGCCTCGCTCAACGCCGGCAACTTCGCCGCCGCCCGGCGCCTGGTGGCCGACGGCTTCGCCCGTCCGGCATGGCGCAACTTCGCCGGCTCAATGGAGACACTCGTTCCCCCACCCGCCGGCTCCCGCCTGTGGTACGACGACCGGGACATCGCCTTCCTGCGCGAGGACCGCAAGGACGCCGCCGAGATCCAGCGGATCAAGTCCGCGACCATCCGCCAGTACGTTGACTCAGGCTTCCTCCCCGAGTCGGTCATCAAGGCGGTCGAGGCTGAGAACCCGACTCTGCTCAAGCACTCGGGTCTGTTCAGCGTCCAACTCCAGAAGCCGGGCGTGACACCGACGGCGACCTCGGACACCGAGGCGCTCGGCGAATCCAATGGCGTACCCGCGAATCCCGAAGCCGTAGTCGAGGCAAGCCCATGAAGCCCGAAGACCTGAAGGCGCTGCCCCCGGCGCGCCTGCCCTTCCCCGTCACCCGTGCCGCAGCGGCCAAGGTCGAAGCCCGCGCCGCCGACGACGACGAGATGCCGACGATGGTCGGCCACTTCTCAACCTTCGACGACTGGTACGAGGTCGACTCCTGGATCGAGGGCCGGTTCCTCGAGAGCGTGTCCCGCGGCGCCTTTCGCAAGACGATCCGCGAGAGCCGCGACCAGATGAAGGTGCTCTACGACCACGGCCAGGATCCGCAGATCGGCAACAAGGTGCTCGGCTCGATCGACAAGCTGCGCGAGGACGAGCTCGGCCCGGCCTACGAGGTGCCCCTGTTCGACACGTCGTACAACCGCGACCTCGCCCCCGGCCTGAAGGCCGGCGCCTACGGGTCGTCCTTCCGCTTCACGGTCGAGAAGGACCGCTGGGACAACTCGCCCGATCCATCCGAGCGCAACCCGGCTGGCATTCCCGAGCGAACGATCACCGAGGCCCGCGTCTTCGAGTTCGGCCCGGTCACCTTCCCGGCCAACCCGAACGCCACCGTCGGCGCCCGGTCCACGACCGATACCTTCTACCAGCGCAGTCGCGATCCCGAGTCATTCGAGACGCTGCTGCGATCCGCTCAATCCGCCCGCACTTCGGAACTCCCCGAAGCCGCAAGCCCATCCGCTGATGAGCCGCCGGCCGACACTCCCGCCGCGGAGCCGTCGGATTCGGACACTCCACGGATCGAACCCGACCAGCCGGAAGAGCCGGCCACCCCCGAAGCATCCTCGCCTGACGAGGACAGCGATCCAAGGAGCATCCCCATGTTGGAACTCTCCACCATCGAGGAGAAGCGGGCTCGTTTCGACGAGCTGAACGATTCCCTCGCACAGCAAGCGACGGCCTACCCCGGCGTCCTGCCCGACGAGGAGCAGGTGCGCTGGAACGCCGATGTCGACGAGCGAGACAAGCTCGCCAAGGACATCGCCGCATGGGACGAGCGCCAGGTACTCACCGTTGACCGGAGCCGCAAGCCCGGCAACGTGGAGCCCACCACGCCGCCGGCCGCCAAGGTCAACCAGGTCAACCGGAAGGCCGAGTCGGAGCTGCACAGCCCCGAGTCGCGGTCAACCTCGCACGAGGGCCGGATGGCCGAGTATCGCGACGACGCGATGCGCCTTCTTGAGAAGACGTCGTTCCCTCACGGGCTCGCCGACGAGGCGCGCAGCTCGGACAAGATCGCCGACCTGCTCGACTACCACGACTCCCCCGACAAGGAGCTGGCCCGCCGGATCAAGTTCACGAGCTCGCCCGCCTACATGCGCGCGTTCGAGAAGATCATCAAGGCCAAGGGCTCCACGATCGGGCTCACCCCCGAGGAGCAGCGAGGCACGGCGCTCGCGGTGGGCGTGGATGGGACTGGTGGATTCACCGTCCCCTTCGCGTTTGACCCGACGGTCATCGCCATCGGCGCATGGACCGGCGCGGTCAACCCGTACCGGCGCGTCTGCCGCGTGGTGAACATCGTGGGGACCGACACCTGGAATGCCATCACGGCCACTGCCGTCGTGGCGACCCGGACGACCGAGGCGGCAGCCGCGATCGAGCAGGGGCCGACCTTCGCCCAGCCGCAATACATCGTGAAGCGGGCACAGGGACAGATCACCGCCAGCTTCGAGATGTTCCAGGATCGCGCTGATCTCGCGTCCGAAATGGCCGTCCTCATCCAGGAGGCCAAGGACAACGAGGAAGAGGCGTCATGGGCTACCGGCCCTGGCACGACGACCACCTCCCTCGGCGTCGGTCCGGTCGTCGGCACGTCTGGTGCCTACACCGGGCTCCTCACGGCCACCTCCGTCACCCTCGCGGCGGCGGATGCGGACGCGACCGAGGCGGCTCTCCCGGTGCGTCATCGGTTCGGTGCTCAGTGGTTCCTGAACCGCCTGTCGATCCGCAGATTCCAGACGCTGGAAACCGCGGGCGGCAAGCTGTTCGGTGGCCAGCAGTACCAGGCCGTCGGCGTCCCCGAGCTCGACCGCGCCGGCAACACCGGCCTCCGGCTGCTCGGCTACCCCGTCAACGAGTCGCCTACGCTGCCAACAGCGCAGACGGCCAATATCACGATCGGGACTCTGCTCTCGCCGAACTCCTTTGTCATCGTGGAGCGCGTCGGTATGAGCGTGCAGTTCATCCCGTTCATCCTGAACGGCTCCTCGCTGGCCACCGGCCAGCAGGCGCTGTACTTCCTGTACCGCAACCACGCCGCACCACTGAACGTGGATGCCGGCCGAACGCTGCGATACCTGACCTAACCCCAACGGGTTAGCCCCCCAGGGGCGGCGGGCTCATCCCCGCCGCCCCAATCCCATCTACCGGAGGCACCAATGGCTGCTCGTACCACGACGCCCGATGTCGTCATCTGCAAAGAAGCCTTCGTCGGCACCCTCAACGGTGTCGAGGTGTCGTGCCATGCGGGCGACGTGCTCGCCGCAGACGATCCCATCGTGAAGAACTGGAGCCGCTTCTTCGCCGAGCCGTCAGCCAGCCTTCACGTCGAGCAAGCCACCGCCGCACCCGGCGAGCAACGAGGCTAAGTCATGGCCAGCTTTACCCCCATCTCCGCTACCACGGCTGCGGTCGCCAACCGCTTCGTGACCTCGACCAACATGATCGTGGGTGCCTACACCATCGCCAACGCCAGCCCGGTATGGCAGGGCGGCTGCTTCGTGACGGTGACCCATACCACGGCCACCGGCACCGATACGCTCGGCACGCTGGCCCTGGTCGGAACCGGGCTCGATGGCGCAGTCCAGTCCGAGACGATCACCCCGCTCGCTGACTCGGCAGTCACCAGCACCAAGGTCTACCGCACGGTCACCAGCCTGACCGGCGCCGGCTGGGTCATCAACGGCGGCAACGACACGATCGTGTGCGGCGTGGCCGCGGGCTCCATCGTGTGCGGCTCACAAGGGACGCTCTTCGCGGTCGTGGTCAACGCGACCGCCGCGGCCACCATCGTCGTGTCCGACTCCAAGCGGACGATTGCCACCCTGGCGTCGAGCATCGCCAACGGCCACTACCTCTACGGCCCCGGCGTCGAGTTCGCGGGCTGGCTCAAGGTCGCAACGACCAGCACCAACGACATCACCGTGATCCACAGCGGCACCCTGCCGTCCTCGATCGCCCTGTGATCCTCCGCCGTCTCCTCCCACCCCGTCAGACCGCCTAGCCCCCTGGAGGAACCTGCCTGATGCCGAACATCCGGCACGTCCTCACCAGCCCGATTGCCGATGTCACCGGCACGGTCACGGTCTGGAACGGCGTCACCACCGAAACCGTCGCGGCCACGAACCTCGTCCGCCCGTCCGACTGGAACAGCTCACATATCGGCGGGCTGGATCTCGCCGCGTCGAACGTCACCTACACCTCGGGCACGGTCATTCTGTCGGGCGGGGCGAACGTCACGGTCGGCACCAACGCCGGCCAGACCATCACGATCAGCGCCGCGGCGCAGAGCGTCCAGACCCAGAACATGGTGGCCATCAGCGCCAGCGACGCGCTGTTCAGTTCGGGCACCGTCGTCCTCACCGGCCTCGGCGCGGCCACGGTGAACACGGCGGCTGGCTCCATCCGCGTCAGCGTTCCCGTCCAGTCGGCCCAGACCGGCATCAGCGGCCTCGCAAACTCGGAAACGACCTACACCTCGGGAACGGTGAATCTGTCCGCCTTGGGCGCCCTGACGCTGCGGAGCACCACCGGCAACGCCTACCAGTTCAGCGTCGCGGCGCAGAGCGTTCAAGCGGAAACCCAGACGTTCGTGGGTGGCATCCAGAACTCGCAGACGACGTATACCTCCGGCACCGTCAACCTGTCCGTCGTCGCGGGCAACCTGACGATTCGCAGCACGACTGGGCAAGCCTTCCAGTTCAGCGCATCCCAGTCGGTGCAAGCCGAGACGCAAACCTTCGTTGCCGGCATCCAGAACTCGGAAACCACCTACACCTCAGGCACCGTCAACCTCTCGGTCGTCGCCGGCCAGCTCACCATCCGGAGCACTACGGGCAACGCGTTCCAGTTCTCGGCCAGCCAGAGCGTCCAGGCTGAAACGCAGACTGCCGTCAGTGGTATCGCCAACAGCCAGACGACCTACACCAGCGGCACGGTCAGTCTGAGCGACCTCGCCAACATCACGATCCGCTCGACCACGGGGAACCAGTACCAGTTCTCGGTCGCCGCCCAGAGCGTGCAGACCCAGAACCTCATCGCCGCCACGCTGGCGGGCAACTCGACCAGCGCCGGGGCCGGCTTCATCCTCATGTCGTCGGGGACGGTCACCCTGGCCGGCGGCAACAACATCACCCTGAGCCAGAACGGCAACGCGGTCACCATCAGCGGAGCTGCGGCGGGCGGCGCGCAGACCGCCATCTCGGGCATCCAGAAC